CCGTAACTGCCGCCGGTCATCTTCCGCAGCTTCTGCACGGGCCCGCCGTCGGTGCGCTTCGCGTACCTGCCGGGGCCGGAAGCTGGGGCGGGCTTGGAGGGTTCGCGGTATCCGCCGTGGCCATTAGGCATCGTCGCCCTCCAGGATCGTCTCCAGTTCGCGGGCCATCTGCTCGCGCACCTTCTCCTGGTCCAGGAGATAGTTGGCGTGCTGGGCGGCCAACTGCTTCAGCGTGTCGAAGGTCTTCTCGAACGACTCCGCCATCTCGCCCAGGTCATAGGCGATGTTGCTGGCGAATGAGAGGCCGACGACAAGGAAGTCAATCCCCCTGAACTTGCGGCCCGGGATCGTCTCAACTTCCTCGTCCATCGACACTCCTAGTTCACTTGATGCAGTTCTTGTTGCCCCTCGTGTGACCCGGCATGACCGGGGTCGCAACGTGGCCGGTCACCTTGTCGGCGCCGCCGAGGTTGCCGGACTGAAGGGGGGCCTGGTTCTTCTGGCTCTCGCTCTTGCCGCGAGTCCCGCCCGGCGAGCCCGGGGCGCGGAGGTGGTCACTCATGTGCTTGTCTCCTTGTGTCTTCCCGTGGTCGGGAGGGATTCAATGTTGATGTCATGCGGGACCTTGTGGTTGATGGGTCCCTCGTGGCCGCAGAACAAACACCGTTCCTCTGAACGGCACCCGTTGCACGTCATGGCTACGCAGGAAGCCTGCGGCTGACTGTGGCAGCGAGGTTGGGCTGTCCGCTGCCGGTCAAACCGGCCAGCATCATCTGGAGCGAGGGCGCGGCCCCCTCCTCCATTGCGAGCGGTCCACCGTCAACGCCGGGGTCCCCGCCTGCCCCTCCAAGGGTTTCGGCACCCGGGAGCGCCGGCCCGGCAGGCTGCTCGGGGGGCTGGAGTGCTTCCAGCACCGCCTCGTACATTGCCTTGCCCTTCTTGCGGTCCTTCACAATCTGTGCGATCTGGAGCAACAGCTGCGTCGGGTCCATGCCCGACTGGGCCATCATTGAGATTTGTGAAGCCGCACCATAGACACCCTGCTTCAGGGCGTCCTCCATCTCCTCAATGTCGATGGACTGGTTCAGCGCCACCGTGTCCGTTTCGAACGGAAGCTGCCTTTGCAGCGTGTCACGGTCAATGGCGCGGTCCCCGCGCAACTGCAACAGGAACACGAGAGCCCGGTTCGGGTCCATGCCGGCGGTGAAGCCGTAGGTGACCGACACCGAGTAGTCGCCCTTGATGTCGCGGGCCGGGGTGTACTTCTCCTCAAACGGCGCACCGTTCGAGTTGCCCCGTGCCGTCTTCTCCATGCTGGGCCAGAACTTCTCGTCCATCTCGAAACACACTTCGAGGACCCGGCGGAGACAGTCGCCCACGTCGTCCTGGGCGGCGGCGATCTGCGTGGAGAACACGCCCGACAGGGCCTCAACGCCCTTGCCGGTGATGATCGACGCATCCAACTGACCCGACCTTGCGGACGGGTACGAGGTGCCCTGGGCCACTTCCTGTTGCAGAAGCTGCGACTCGATGAGCGCAGCCTGCGGAAGCTCCAGAGGAACCCGGCGAATCTTCTCCGCCTCGTTCGACCGGATCAGTGCGTCCGGTCCGAGGGGGATTCGCTGCACGTCGTTGGGGACGGCGAGGGGAGCCCGGATTGACTTGTCCGCTGCTTCCATGCCGTACAACGCCATGCGTGCGCGGGCCAACCACACCCACATCACGTCATCGAAGTGGCCACGGTTCTCCGAGTCCCACGAAGGGAGCTCGGCAATCTCCACCGGCACCCGGTTCAGGGGCTGGGGGGCGGCCTTCAACAGGAGGTTGCCACGGTCGGGCACAAACAGGTACGTGCCCTTGCGGGTGTACAAACGGCCGACCGTCACCTTCGCTGTCAGGTCCACCTGGACCTGCTGCGCTTCGTAGGCTGGGCCCTGCGTGGACTTGTTCAGCCCGCCCTCCAGGGCGGCCTTGTGCTCAGGGAAGCGGCCGATGAGGGAGCCGATGGACTCCTGCCACGTCTTGCAGTAGTAGCGGACGTTGCCGAAAGCATCCGTCTGCCAGTACGCACCACGCGGGTCATCGAACCGGGGCATCGGGCGGTTGTACTCGAAGTCCGGTTCCACCACCACGGGCATCGCACCGAACGTGAAGTACCAGTCGGCGCCCGTGTACAACTGCTTCTTCACCCGCGCCTGGTCCAGGTAGGACAGGGCGATCTTGGTGCGTTTCGCAGCGGCGATCTTCGCCTTCTCCGACGTGGAGTTCCCAGTGGAACAATCAACGGCGGGCATCCGGGCCAGAACCCTGGCCAGGTCGCGGGCTGTGGTGTCGATGACGTTGGCCACAATGGGCTTCGGCCACGACGGGGGGAACACGCCAGGCATCACTTCGGCAACGTTGCCGCGTCTCGCGTTGGCAACGTCCTTGTGCCTTTGGTCCCTGGCCGCGTTGCGTTGCTTCAGTTCCGCGAAAATGCTGGCGAGGTCAGAAGGGAGCTTGTCGCTCATGCAACTCCTCGCTTACACATAGAAGGTCCGTGCTGCTTCGCGCTCAGCGGCCATGTACTCGTCCACGTTCAGGACGACCTGGGTCTCCCGGTCGTTCTCCGACAACCACTGGTTGCCTTCGGCGTAGAACACTTCGCCGGCCTGCTGCACCAGCTCCCGGGCCCTGATTTCCGCGAACCACAAAGACATCACCGCGTCCGTTTTCTGGGTGCGCGGCGGGTCCGGAATCCACACGATCAACTGTTCGATGAGGGCCTTCACGCCCTCGTTCTCCTTGCGGGGGAGTTCGATCAGGTTGTTCTTGTCCTGCCAACCCCGGAACAGCATCGCCATTGCGGCGACACCGAAGTTGGGGTCGTGCTTGTTGGAACCAGTGTGGTGCTCGCGGAGGAGAACGCCCCTGGAGGCCATGAACTGGGTTATCTCTTTGCTCTGAGTGAGAAACGCCTGGAAGGCGTTCTTCTCCACGCGCCACTCGTCAACCTCGTACCGGACAGTCCAGTCCTTCATGAGGTTGATAAGCGCGTCAGGTGTCATCTGCTTGTTAGACACATCCACGACGCGCCGCTTCTGGGTCCGGCGGTTGTACGCCAGGATCGTGCAAGCCGTGTGGCCGGAAACGGTCGCCGGGTCAAGACCGGCGATCACATACCACTCGTTGCCCTTGTCCATCGTGCCGACCGTGCCACCCTCAGTGGAACGGTGCAGGGCGCCCGGGTACCGAACCCCGTCAACGCACCCCTGCACGTCCTTCGCGGGGAACACGGCGTCCTCGTCCACCTGCTGCTGCATGTAGACCATCGCCCACGTGCGCGGCTGGATACGAGCCCGAATCTTGTACAGGTCCCAACCCGAGAACTTCGGGAACAACCCATCCTCGTCCGGTTCCGTCTGAGAGTCACCGGCAGCCCGCTGGTTCGACCGGGGCCACAACGTCACCCAGTCAGCCGGGTCGTCAGCCATCTCCAGGATGGCCGGCTGCGACAGGTACGTCCATGAGGACTTCTCGTCCGGGTACCGCTTCGGGTTCAACAGCTCCGTGTACAAATCCACCGGAGCCACCCGGGTGCCCACCACGATCATCCGACCGTGGGTGTCCACACGGGACATGACCTCCTGCTGAATCCAGTCGATCTGGTTCTCCACCGCCGCAACGTTGTCCAGGGTCACACAGTCGTCCAGGATGATGAGGTCGGCGCGGGCTCCATAAATGTGGCCGCCGATACCGACCGCCTCAACCGTCGGGTCCTTCTCGCCGGAGTCGATGCCGGCGACATAAATCTGATCGGCCCGCCACTTGGAGCCGGGACCGTCAAACCCTTCGGGAGGCGCGAACGCTGTGATGAGCTCCTGATACCTGCGGGAGGTGAGTCGTTGCTGGATGGCGTGGAGGAACTTCTTCGCCATGCCCTGCGTCTTCGACACCACCATGATGCGGATGGTGGGGTCCTTCACGATCCGGTACGTCACATAGTTCTGTGTGATCGTCGTGGACTTCGAGTGACCCGGCGGCGTGTTGATGATGACGAAGTTCTTGTCACCCGCGTCATACCGCTGCGACGGGTGCATATTGCGTGGCTCCCGACCCTCAATCAGGTCGTACCATTGCAACTGGTGGTTGAACAGTTTCTGCCCCAGGTACTTCTCCGAAAACTCAGGGAAGTCCGGGAACCCCGAATCCACGGATTCCGGGGAAGTGGAATCCGGTTTGCGGGAAGAATAGTTATTGCGGGCCGCCAGAACCTTATCGGCCTCAAACTTGAAATCAGCGTCGTTACGCCGGTGATACTTATACGTCGATTTCGAAGACCAGCCAACAATCTGGCAAGCATCCTCAACCGTGTAATTATCCTTTAAGGCCTGCAAGAATTTCTGCTTGGCCGAATTCACCTGAATGCGCTTCGACCATTTCGCTTCCCCGGCGCTCTCGCGCTTCCGGGTCACCGCAGCCGTCTTCTTCGGGGCAGGCGTCGTCACACCACACCACCCCCTCAGGAGACTCAGATTGACCCCCGTGATGTCACCCCGGGGAGGGGGAACCTGGGAACCCGACAGCGGAGGGTTCCTGGAGGGGGAGGGGCACCCCTGGCGGGGTTGCCCTTGCCGGCGGAGGTTCGACCCTGAGGGAGAACCGAAGCTGGGGGGAGATGGCCGAACGAAGTGAGGCCAGAGGGGGGTCGTCCTTGGGGGCCGACCCCTAGGGAGGCCCCCGGCCTAGGGTCCGTCGCTTGGGGCGCCGGCCCCCGGTAGGCGCCCTGCCCCCCCGTACTCCCTCACTGGGGTTCGGTCGTACTTACCCCCCCATAAGGTATACGTTGAAAAACAGGGTGTTTCTGTTCAGGCGTTACCAAGTCGTTACCCAAACAGGCCGTTTCAGGGGGTAAATCTCAGATACTGAGATCGGTAGGTAGGTGGTCTAGTCCATACTCAGGGTACGTGAACAGGCCTCCAAGTAAGGGGTGAAGCCCCTCATGGGGCTTACACAGGTGGCCCAAACCCTGCCCGAGTTTTGTCAGGGGACTCATGATTATAGGGGGGAGCGCGGCTTAAAGCCGGCGGGTCAAGATGAGGCCCGAGCGTGGCCGCGAGGGGGGTGGGGGGGGTGTGTCACCCCCTCCCCAGGGGTGCCCGGGGGGTGTGGCCAGAGCATCATCGTGCTGCACTAGTCCCACGGCAGGCATATGTCTGCATGAGGTGGGCCGAGCCCACCATTACGGGCGTTTGTACCAAGCTTTGTACCATGCGGAGGGGTGGTGGGACGTTCACTCCGAACACAGCCGAAAGGTCCCGAGGGGGTATCTTGATGTCGAGAGAGTGTGATCCGGGCCGGCCTGGGCTCACGTGAGCTTGTGTGTCTAGACCAGTGAACGAATCGGGGAATAGGTGTTGACACATGCAATATGGCACGGTTGAATAGGTGTCATAGGGAAACGAGAAAGGGAATCCAATGACTCACACGGTTACCCCGCTGGTTTGTTCCGAGTGTGGCGAAGGCAATTACCGCTTCAATGCGGCATGGAATACCCACGACTGCACCAATCCCACGTGTGACCACAGCGTCACCCGTGAGGACATTTACCCGAACCTGGACGAAGGGGAATCCCTGACCTTTGATGGGCCGCTGCTGTCTGTCCGCACCGCTGACTAGTGCTCTTGCCTGGCCCCCGTGCAATATGCCACGGGGGTGGGGCTGGACTACTAGCACAAGACAGAAAGGTTAGGCCGATGGGCACCGTGACAATCTAC